CAGAACCCCCTCAGACCGCCCCTGACAGCCCCGAAACCACAACTACGACATTGCCCCCGATTGTAGAAGGGGAAGCCGTAGAACCCGAAATAGCGGTCGCCTACGCTACCGACCCACAAGTTCTCGCTACCGTCACAGCAGACGAAGCAACCGAAATCTTTGATGCCATCATCGTAGATGAACTCACCCCCGAACAAGCCGCCGAAATCATTGATGCAGTCCAAGACGCACCCCCCGAAGTACGAGAAGCTTTTGAGGAAGAAATCAACGTCTTTGACGGGACATTCGACACCTATGTCCCCCTCGGATCAAACGTATCCGTATCAACCCGACGCACAGTCACCGCAGCAACCGCCGCTTTAGGAGCAACAATCCCCGTAGCAAACAGAAAGCAGACAAAATGAAACTATGGAAAACCCTCTTTGAAGCAGGCGTAATGGCATCAGGACTCGTGCTAGTCATCATCACCCTGTCAGGACAAACCCAAACAATCGGCCTCATCGCCAGTGCCGTAAGCCTCGCCTTATTTATTAGTGCGAGCATGATAGACAAGTAACAAACCTGCTAAAATTGGTGTATGATTACCCGTAGCCGACTTAACCTAGCCATCGTGGGCTGTGTGCTGTTAGCTTCGTTTATAACCGCATGTTCTGATCGCTATAGGAATCCCGCTGATGACCCAAGAAACCAAGAACCCCCGCAAACGACTATCGCCGGATGAGATCACGGCACGAGTACGTGCCTTACTTGTTCTGACACTTGCAGGAGTTTTAGCGTTCATCGTAGGTGGACTCTTGTACTCACTCATTTTTGTTTACCAGCCTGACAAGATGGCTGAAGCGGATATTAAAATGTTCGAGATATTAAGCCCGTTGACTGCTGGCATCACAGGTGCGCTCACGGGTCTCGCCGCAGGAGCTGCGCTCTCAAACAAATCTAACAACGACGACGAGTGAGTCGTGGAATTAGTATTAGTCCCCATTGCGGTCGCCCTCATCGGCGGGCCTGTCATGTGGTTCTTATCCCGTTTCGATAAAAGAAACACTGAGCAACACGGTCAATCAATCAAACTGTTGACCGAAGTTCGTGACGACATGAAAACTGTGCGCCGGCGACTAGACAAGCATATAGACTGGCATGCTCACCAGTCTGAAGAATAACAAACAACCAGCCCACAGGCTTTTTTATAGGAGATGCTTGACATTGTGTACCGAACTTAGTCAACTGTACCCTGAAATCAGGTATTACTTAACTAGAGTGATACCTAAAGGGAGAGATGATGGCGACCGTCTCGGTTTCATCATAGACAAACTGGAGGAACATGAGTCTCGCAGACGAGTTGTACAAGCAGCCAAACAATCCTAAATATTTTGATTGCAAAATTAAATATTTGTTAGATGAGTTAGACAAAGTTGAACGACAAGCTTTAGTAGTAGCTATCAATAAAGTTAAAGAAGGTCGTGCCGGCGATAAAACGTCAGGCATATATCCGTGGACTGCGATATGGTTACGGGGCGTGTTAGCAAACAACGGTTATATCATCGGCAAACTTGCTTTACGCAAGCATTTGGAAGGGAAGTGTTCTTGTGGCATTAAGTGAAGAACTCATAGTCGGGCCGCCCGCTAACCGTAAAGAAGTCCTCGGCAAGATCGCAGACCTACTTGAACGGCAAGGCATCAACGTTGATGAAGTAGGGCAGATCGGTCGAGTATCCATCTACCAGTCGCTCACCAAAAACGATGAAGGCGAAGCAGAAATCCATGACCTCATGGGCATCCAGTTCTCGCCGGCATGGGAGACAGGCCCACAATGGCCTGTTATTAACCCTGGTAAACCAGCCAATGTCAAAATGGTGTTACCGAAACCGATAACAAAACCTGACGGGTATGAGACTGCTGTGATCCTGCCCGACATCCAGTTCGGTTACTACCGTGACAGCAACGGCGAACTCGTATCAACTCACGACGAGACAGCGTTAACTATCGCTCTCAATATTGTGGCATCAAGTAACCCTGAAAAAGTAATCCTCGTAGGCGACAACATGGACTTCCCCGAATTCGGCAAGTACCGTCTGTCCCCTGCGTTCGCCCAAACAACCCAAGCATCTATTGACCGAGCGACCAAGTTCTCTGCCGAACTACGGGCAGCCGCCCCCAACGCAGACATCGTATGGCTCGCAGGAAACCATGAAGAAAGGCTACCCAACTATGTCCTTGACAACGCCAAAGCAGCGTTCGGTTTACGCAGAGGTAACACACCGGATAGTTGGCCTATTCTCAGTGTCCCTCATTTGTGTCGTTTCGATGAGTATCGGATTAGGTATTTGGCTGGCTACCCCGCCTCGTCGTACTGGATCAACGAACGTATCAGGGTCATCCACGGGGACAAAGTGGCAAGCGGAAGCTCCACGGCCCATAAGTACCTTGCAACATCAAAAACCAGCGTGGTATTCGGACACATCCACAGGCGTGAATGGGCAGAACGGTCACGTGAAGATTACGATGGCGCAAAAACCATCCTTGCAGCTTCACCAGGTACACTCGCTAAGACAGATGGTGCAGTTCCTTCGACAAAGGGTGGCATAGACCTTGATGGTCGCCCATTGCCCATAGTCGAGGATTGGCAACAAGGGTTAGCCGTGGTCACATATCAGCCTGGTGACGGGGAATTCTGGTATGAGCAAATTCCAATCCATAGCGGTAGGGCGTGGTGGCGAGGTAAACTGTATGTGTGACAGAATATCTGTACTGCGAAAAATGCGATGAGTATTGGAGACAACGGGATGGAAGACGATGCTCAGAGTGCGGATCGGTCGGCGTTCCCACCGAAGAACCCGATGAGTGAAGTTTACGATGAAGACGATCCCACTTGGCCGATGGTTGTTGTGCAGTGGCGTGACGCTCATTCCGGTGGTGACGCATCGTGGACTTTGACTGACGGGTACGAACCTGAGGTTGTTATGCCGATCACTGTCGGTTGGGTGTGGCCGAGGTGTAAGCCTGGTTATATGACTTTGGTCGGTACTGTTATGAATGATGCTGAAGAACCTGATGTCGTTGGCGATATCAACCACATTCCGTGGGAGAACATTGTTAACGTGTACTCGTTGGCTATCCATATGCCAGTGAATTGGAATCAAGAATTGGATTGACTTCCATACACCCCTATAGTAAAGTAAAATAAACAAACAAGAGAGAGAGATTATGTCATCAACATTTATTAAACCACCCCACGGGTCGATGGAATGGCTTAAAGCCAGACATCGTGACGAGGAAGGTAACCCTCGTATCTCAGCATCGGAAGCTGCTGCTGTACATGGTGAGCATCGGTTCATCAGTAAGTACGGTTTGGCTGTAGCGAAGATGGCTGATGAGCCTGTTGTTACTGAAAAGAATCGTGCTATGGAACGAGGCAACCGTTTGGAAGCCACACTTCTTGAATGGCTCGGTGACGAGATCGGTGTCGAACTGATCGAACCGTCAGTCATGTATGCGATTGAGAACTCTGGTAGCCCAATGGTTGCGACCCTTGATGGTGTAGACAAAGAGTCATACCTCAAAGATTTCTCACAACCAAAAGTTGTTGCCGAAATCAAAACATACAACCGTGAATGGGATGGCGTAATGCCTCGCTATTGGTACTGGCAAGGTGTACATCAAGCTATCTGTGCCAACGTAGACGAAATCATTTGGGGTATCTTTGACAGTACCCTCGACCTACATGTTCACCGTCAACCGGTCACTATGGAAGAAAAACTGTTGCACATCGGTGCTGTCACAGAGTTTGTGTGGTGGATTAAACTTGGTAGTATCCCTGCCGAATGGCCAGCAACATACGATGAAGTGTCAGCCGCATATGTGGACTCCAGTAGTGAGACAGCCGATCTCACTGAGTACGCTGAAGTGTTCACACGGTTAAGTGAAGTCCAGCAACAAAAGAAGTTGTTGGGTGTTGAAGAAGATGAGTTGAAAGCAACCATCGGTTTACTATTAAAAGACAACCAGTATGGTGTCGTTAACGGAAAGCAGGTAGTTTCGTGGAAACCCCAATCCAAGACCTCCTTCGACAGCAAGTTGCTCGCCTCGGAGAAGCCAGAGTTGTTCAGCCAATACCAGAAAACAAGCCAATACAGAGTAATGCGATTCAAGGGAGAGAAATAATGGAAAACCAAAAGAAATTGTTAGCGGAAGTTCTTACTAACTACGCTGTACCTGATCCGAAGATTGTTGGCAAGCTGCCTAAGGGTGGCATCCAACTAGATTTCGTTGGTCACGCAGACATCACCCGCATCCTCATCGAGATTGATCCACTGTGGTCATACGAACCATGCGGATGGGACAATGGTCGGCCAGCGATCCATGTCGAAAACGGTATGGCAACCATGTGGGCGTACCTCATTGTTCACGGCAAGAAAATGTTGGGTGTCGGTAGCGTTCGTGCAGACAAACAAGAACTAGACAAAGAACTTGTCGGTGACTTCTTGCGTAACGCCGCTATGCGATTCGGTATCAGCTTGTCTTTGTGGACTAAGAACGAATGGGAAGACCTGGGCGGTCACGCACCAGCCCCACAAAAAAGTGTTCCTGCTCGCAAGCCCGCACCAAAACCAGTAGCGAACGTTGAAGTAACATCAACGATCCCTGTTGATCCTGAGATCATCGGCAAGTTCATTAAAGCATGCGCTGACGCAAACCTCGACCACGACAAAGTAGCCGATCACGCTGGCGTAGACCTATCCAATGTAACAAACGACGACATGAACAAACTTCGTGCCGCCTTCAAAGAAATGAGCCAAAACAAATGAACAACATCACTATCGCAGGGAACGTAGGGCGAGACCCCGAACTGAAATACACGCCGGCTAATTTAGCGATCCTTAAATTCAGTGTCGCTGACACTTCTGGTAAAGACGACAACAAGAAAACAACTTGGCATGACATCGTAGTGTTCGGTGAACAGGCAGAAAGTGTTGCCGACAAAATTGGTAAAGGTGTTCGTGTAATTGTTATTGGCCGTTTGCAGATTGAAAACTTTGAAAAGAAAGACGGAACAAAAGGTAAGCGTGTCGAAGTTATCGCTGACGAAGTAGGTGTTTCGTTACGTTGGGGTGCTAGTGACCCCACTGCTCGTGCCGCAAAAGCCCTGCATGCAGATGTAATTGATGATGACGAAGAACCTTTCTGATGTCCATTTGGTAAACTGGTGGTGTCCCTTATGCAGGACAACATTAGTAACCCATGTACCGTTGAACGGTGTGCCAATGCACACTTGTAAAAGTAAACGGCAACAGCGAATACCATTGGAGTCCGTCAATGAGCAAGCAAAAGCAAAAAGGGACAGCGTTTGAAACGCTTGTTACCAGATATTTACAAGAACACGGTTTCCCCCACGCCGAACGCAAAGCTTTAACAGGCCAGTTCGACGAAGGGGATATCACCGGTACACCAGGTATCGTTTGGGAATGTAAAAATCATAAGACATTAAAGTTGTCCGAATGGTTGCGTGAGACAGCGGTCGAAACGACTAACGCTCACGCTGACTTCGGTGTGTTGATCGCTAAACGTATGGGAGTTGGTGATCCCGCACAACAATATTGTGTTATGACTTTAGAGAAGATGGTCGACTTGCTGAAGCAAGCTGGCTACTGAGAGAGAGAAAACATATGAAACGTTTACTACCTTTATTGCTATTGGTTGGATGCGGTACAGCAAGTGTTGTTCCGCAGCCCGCATTGCCCCCTGTAACGGTTGCTGTTGCTCCCGTTGAAACTACTGTTGCCGTTACGACCACTACAACTACAGTGCCTCCTACGACGACTACAACGATCAACCCGATAGTTGAAACTATAGGCATCATGTATCCCCGTTGCGCCGAATGGTTGCCGTTACTGTTAGAAGTTGGTGGCGACATTCACGACTGGCCTACATGGTCTACTGTGCTGTGGGTCGAGAGTCGTTGTATTGATGGGTTAGACGCAAATGGTTCTGTCGGTCTCGCTCAAATCCAGTGGAACGTTCACAAAGAATGGGCTTTACAAATGGGCATTGATCGTGACATGATGAAGATTGCTAGACACAACCTCACATTCGCTGTAGCATTACAGAAGTCGTCAGGGTGGAAGCCCTGGGCGTATCTAAAAAACAAGTAACAAAGAGAGAGAGACATGGAAGAACAAATAGTTTTACCTAAAACAATGGTTGCGATCATTGAGAAACAACAAGCGATCATTGATCGACTTGAAATGATTGCTATGACAGCACAATTAGAAGCTGATGAAGCAAAAGCAACAATACAAATTTGGCGTGCCATCGCCGACGATCTCGTGTATACAGAACACGACGACTACTCACACCTACACACCCGCAAAGAAGACCCATGTGTCCGGTGCGTAGCACACAACGCATACCACGAACAAGTGAACCGTGAGGAAAACCAATGATCGCAGAAAAAACACCAGCTTGGTTCGCCCAAGCAGCATGCAAAGGCATGACCGACATGTTCTTCGGTGAAAAACTAGATTACCACTTACGCCAAAAAGCATTAGCGACTTGCGCTACATGCCCTGTCATAGAACCATGCAGAGAATACGCACTAAAACTTTCTCAACATTTACGCTTACAAGGTGTGTGGGGTGGTCTTACTCAAAAGCAACGCCGTATTATCCTTAGGGAAATGAAGATCAAAGTTGTAGAGGAAGAATTCTGATGGATACATTCTTAACAGTCATTGTGATTATCCATAGCGTTGCTTTAATACTGGCCATCTGGAGGGCAGGGAAATGAACCGAGAACAGATCGACCAATACTTCAAAGACAACAGCATGAGAGTCCTACTCATGGATGGATTCGACGAAGCGTTCATGGGTTACTCACAACGCATCAACGAACCAGAAATAGCTATCTACTCCTACGAAAAAATGATAGACATACTGATCGAGCGTGACGAAATGGATTACGACGAAGCCGTAGAGTACATCCAGTACAACTGTTTAGGTGCATGGGTCGGTAAACGTACCCCCATTATTGTTATGCCGATAGACCTCTAATGAATCAAGAATGGTTAAAAGAAGCTTTGTGTAGAGGGACAGACACCCGTCTATTCTTTGCTGAGACCGGCGACATCCACACACAACGCCAAGCTGTCACATTCTGTAACGGTACACTCACCGAAATTGTTGATCCGAAGACAGGATCGAGCGCGACAACAGGAGTAGCAGGCTGTCCTGTACGCATCCAGTGCCTCGATTACGCTTTATCATTCCCCCAAGACCAAGATAATCACGGGGTCTACGGCGGAACACTTCCATCTCAACGGGTAACTATCAGGTCTGCCCAAAGAAAAGCTCCGCCCCCCGAAGAAATAAAAAGATCACAAGACCTAGCCGAACTCCTGCATTTAGTTCATGACGTTCTCGCAGAAGAACTACATCGATCTGAAACTGGAAGAATCAAAAAATATAAAGAGAACATGAAACACAAAAGAGGGTGAGTACCGCAGACCGATACTCACCCTCTTCCTGTTTAACTGAACTGTATTTTTTCTATAACTCCCGCTACACCAAACTCTCCCATGATCTGATGAGCAGATTCTTCACTACCGAATCTCCAGGCTTGATCCCGTTCACCCCAATCTGATCTAGGGTCACCCGACTTAGACCGCAATCCATACGGATCACGCCAATATCTAGAAATTCGTGCATTACGGACAACATAAAAATATTTTGGTGGAAATCCTGTAAACCTGTCTTTTATAAACAAACTGATTATGGGCTTATCACGACTCCACCAATAGAGTCGATCAGGTAGCATCAAATATATTTCTCTACCTCTAAAGTGAATCGGCAACCTGCAAGAGCAGACCCGCACCCATCACACACCTCTTTACTGAACTCCGAAAATCCAGCTCCTGAATCCACATCACACTTATCGTAGATACCAAAATCAGAACCGATTAAACCAAGAGGATCAGTTTTAGCGGTGTGATCCTTAACAAATTCAGGATCAACGCCGTTATGGAATGCGTGATAGCAATCTTGGCAGACTCGAATATCAAAAGAGTCTTCCAATTGTTTAACACTCACATCTCCAATAAAAACAAATTGGCTATGGTCTGTTGACTCAACTATTGGTAGATCATCATGATCTAACTCTTCAAGATATGTAGCGTAAGCGACTACACGGGCGGTGTCCCCGTCAGGGTTAGCGTGAGTAGTGATATTGATGTCGTAACGGTGAAGACCGTACGGGCTAGTCCACACTTCCCAATAATCTCCGCCAAATTCTGCGGGTGATATCTCACTCATGATCGAATTTGCCCACGACAAAATCAGATCAGGATAACCTGACGGTAAATCTAAAGTAGTCACTCTTCACCCCCAAAAATTTTGGTAACGAAAAAATCTTCGCCATTGTACGGGTTAGTCAGACCCTCTAACTCTTCCATATCTTCTACGTAGTAAAAAATATCGTCATCTAAATGAACAAAATCAGCTGGATCACCAATAGCGATACACCGCTCCTGTTCTTCTCTGTTTGGGTCATCATCCCAAATAATATTCACCATTACAACACTCATTATTTCCCTCTCTCTTACCCGCAGGATTGCAGGTAGTGCCGTTACAGAATTCGAATCTGTCAAGCCCCCCTTGGGAAACGGCTAACTAAATCAGAACGGGCTATAACCCAACTCGCCTAGAATGTGAACAACTTTATCTAAAATTTCTCCATCAGTAATTTCTTCATCACTTCCGTAGACCTGTAAAGCGTCATTGATTCTGTCTAGCGCATCTTCTGCGGTCTTATAGTCCGCAAGAAGAACCTCTATCGGGGTTGTATACGCTCCAATATCCTTGAGACTCTTCACAATTTTTTCTACTTCGCTTTTCATTATTTCCCTCTCTCTTTGGGTACGCAATCGTGAGCAAGTTCACAAAAGCAATCGTAATACGGGAACTTAAGACCGCAACTATCACAAACAGTGACATTCGGGTAATAAGTAAATCCGTCAGGTTTTACGGTATCGCAACAATACCATTCTTCAATTACACTCATTATTTCCCTCTCTCTTGCCCAAGATTGAGCATAAACAAAAGTCAAAAACAGGATCGATCTTGACCTAAACCCCTCCACTTGGAGAAGTTCGCCCCTAGCCGAGACTCGCACTCGGTCGACCGCTAGACCGGTCTAGGGCTTGGAGAAACTTTATTCATCCCCCCGAATCTCTCGGATTGCCCACCACATCAACGGCAGACCGACAAACAAGAACGCCCCTACAGGGACAGTAAAGAACTCAATCAGTGAACCGCTCACGCTTTCACCCCTAACTTCTCCGCTAACTCTTCCACTACTCCCATGATCCACAACAGATCATCAGGCGTATAAGGGTTATCGGGTTCAATCATCTCCCGAACTGTTTTCACCAATGTCTTAACCCGCTTCTGCTCTTTTGCGTTCATGCTGTCGCCTCTTGCTTCGAATTTAGAGACTCACGTAAACCCGCTTCTAAGCCCCGCAAAGTTTGGAACGCTTCTGCCTTAGTCCATCCGAGATACCCGCTCCCCATGTGGAAGATGTCGTAGTGTGCGGTCTGATATTTCTGCCCGCCCGAGGCATGCAATCGCCAAGCCCGCCCATAGGTAGCCGAACCTTGATCAAGCCACAAGTGCGGGAAGCGGTAGTGCGAATCCGCTAGATGTTCGGGGATGCCCTCTACCCATTCCCCGCCCTTGAATAGACCGAGTTCTTCCACTAACTTTTCAATTTGCCCTACCCGAATTCTCAGGTCTTGCATAGTTACCTTGTCCATTATTTTCCTCTCTCTATTACCGCTTTTGCGGTAGTGCCGTTACAGAATTCGAATCTGTCTAGCCCCCCCTTGGGGAACGGCGGAATTACTAGCGGGGCAACTCAGGGCGGGCGTGACGGTAAAACTGTTCTTCCACCGCCGACTTGACTACATCACTGAGCAAGTCCTCTACATGAGTGCCGAACTCACCCGTCAACTCTTCGCCCGTCTCGCCGTTGTGAATCGTATCCACGCTCAGATCGTTTATAAACACGTCTACGCCGTGATCGTTAATGCACACACTGATCTGTAAGTAAGTCTCAAAGATCACCCCATGCTCACCGTTAATCCCTTGAATGTTCATTACTACCCTCTCTCTCTAGCGCACGATTGCGCTTAACCATTATGCACACATCTAAAACAAAAACACAACTATTAAAAACAGTTTTCTCCAAGCTTCTTTTTCAGTCCTCCATCTCTTCTAAATCCCGTATCAAATTCGAAGCAAGTTCTTCGGCATAGTTATCCATACGCCCGTTGAACTCATCAACGAACCAAGCCCACTCAGAAGCCGTGAAGCCCCGCTCCGCCTCCGCTTCTACAGACCTGCGGAGATTGCTCAACAACTCCGAATACTTCGGCACTCCTCCCTCTATAGCACCCTTGTAGCAACGCACACAAAGTTCTTCACCTGCGTACAAGTTCAACCCACAAAAAGAGCAATCCGCTCCACATAAACCGCACACCGCTATCTCAAGCATCACTTCCCCCCGAATATGTCTAAAGAAACAAGAACCCATGAACCGACTTCATCACAAGCAATTGGAGAAAACTCAAGTAACTCAGATTCAAAAGCGGGGAATTCACTAAAGTTCCCGACCCGCACCCGAAAATCACCGCTAGATGCTTCAACAAGGTGAGACACATCACCGTCTAGCAAATAGGTATCTCGGTACACCTCCCCGTCATCATGGACTACATCCATCACGATCCTGATCTTCATAGTTTCACTGTTTTCCTCTCTCTGTTTTATTTTTCTCCAAGGGGAGAAAAGCCCCTAGTCGGGTTACGAACCCGAAAAACCCCGCAGGGCTAGGGAGTGCCGCTTAAGCGTAAAACTCTATGAAGACGATATGTGAGTCACCGTCTTCAAAGTCGCCCGTCAACATGTGTGAGTATTCAACGACATCCGCAGACACCGAACCCTTAACCCATTCGCCCCGACCGAGACAAATATCTTCTAGATCACGGAGGTTCAACTCTAAATCATTAGGGCGACTATTAGCGAAACTGAAATCACTCACGTCATACACATCAGTATGGATACGCACCTCTCGCTTCCCCTCCTCCGATACCTCTAACACTTCTTTCTCAATCATCACCCGCATAACTACCCTCTCTCTCTCTCGGCGTGTTTGCCGTAAGAGAATTAAACCACACAACAACAAGAAACACAACATTAAAACCAAAAAAAAATTAAAAAACCTCCCTACCTGCGGAAACAATGCGCCGCACTCCCCACAAAAATCGATTTCTCCAAGCCCCTAAACAACAGACCCCGAATAACGTCATGACGTAATTCAACAAGGTACAAACATACCCCCCCCTATTTCGTCATGACGAAATACACCCCGAACCTGTAAAGCACACCTAACAAAAAGAGTTAACCACACCTAACAAAAAGTGTTAGGCGCGACTAACAAGTACGGCACTGGAGAATGCGAACAGTTGTTCGGGGTACGTGTGTTCTACGAACGTATGTTCTACGTACGTGTGTTCGGCGAACAAGTGTTTGGGAACAAGTGTTCGTACGGTGACCGAACGTGTGTTCTACGAACATATGTCTGGAGAACACATGTACGCAACGGGGGGTCTGCCGAGGCAACGGGCAGGGTATATAGACATTACCTGTTGTGGGGATGTGTGGTTTTGTTTGGTTGCTGGGGGTGGTGGTTTGGTGTGTTTTGTGTGTGTGTGTGGTCGCTGACGGGTGATCGGGTTTCCCCCCCACTGTTTACACATGTCTGTGTGGGTAGCCGGTCTAGTTTTGGTGGACACCTGTCGCCTTTAACGTTGGTACGCTGATCCTCTATTTCGTTGAATAGGGGTCTACCCACCTTTCGGTGTGTCATCCTCGGCCAGGTTCAGCTGCTGGTGGGTCTGGTGAACCCTGATGGTTCTGTCCCCAGTGGGGTGTTGGGTTGTAGGTTCATTATAGCATTAGTAGTCGGTGTTTGTTGAGAGTTCGATGTCTTGTTCTGCGATTGTGCAGAGGAGGGAGCATTCGAATGAGGGTTCGTCGGCGTGGTTGCCTCTGGTGGGGTCGAGTTCGTCGAGGTAGACGGGTTCGTTTTCTGATCGGAGGATGGAGATGTTAAGTTTGCGTTCTACTTTGGCCATACGGTCGAAGGTGTCGGGGAAGTCTCGGCGGATTTTGTTCCAGTAGCCCATGCCGCCTTTGACGCATCCGATGCAGTTGTTGTTTCGGTAGCCGAGTTTGTACATTGCGGGGAGTTCTATGCCTGCTCTTTGTACCATTG